AACCGTTACTTGAACATTATCTTCGTCATAATATTTACCTGTAATTGTTTCACCGGTCTCAAACAATTTTTTAATGTTTGAAATGAATAACTCTACGTATTCAATACCTAATTGTCTATCAACTGATCTTGTTACACTTTCAACAATAGCTGTAGCTTTAGAATTTTCTCCAGTTATTCTTACACCAACTAAATTAAAAATATTATCATCATCGGTATCAACCCTCAAAGCAAGAGGAAGAAACCATTTGCCATCAGAAGCTATGAGTATTTCTTCTTTTGGATAATAAATTTCTATATTTTCATTGTAAAGTAACTTGAATAAAAATTTTAAAGAATTAGGAGTACCTTTAGATCTATAGTACTGATTTATAAATTTAACTAATTTTGTTTTATAAAATATGGAGATAATTCTTTTTTAATTATGTCCAAATAAAAATCAGATGCTAAATCTATATCTTTAGAATTTGAAAAATCTTGTATGGCAGATAAGATCTGATTGTTAGTTTGCAACCATTCATAGTATTTCTCTAAGAATGATACAAATTTAGGATAATCTTCCCTAACAAATTCAGGAAGTTGTTTTTCAACTAATGAGGATGTTATTATTTGTGTCATTATATCTTATACATTTCTACGACAACACTTGTAGGATCTTCTATATCAAAAGCTAACATTTTATTTCTTACTGAACTTATGACGCTAGTTTTTGGTCTGATATTAACAGAAATTTCACCGAAAGCATTTGCAACAGCCAATGGGTTAAAATTGTTTATATAAATTTTACCTAAAATATAGTCTATTGTTCCAGTAACACCGTTATTTTTTCCATAATTTAAAATGACTTTGGTGTTTTCATTTGTGACTTCATCTGGTTTATAATAGACTATACGTAACTGACCAAATCTTCCTTCTAATACGGCAGATGCTGCAGCTAGTCTTCCTCCACCACCAGTTATTCTAACTATTGCGGTAGTATATCCAACACCAGGATTAGTCACAGTTATCTTAGATAATTTACTATTTACTATTGTAGCAAAAGCAGTAGCACCTTCACCATCTCCAATAATTTCTATTGTTGGTGTAGAACTGAATTCTATTCCTGGATTTGTCACAGTTATAGATTCGACACCAGTAAAAGATGAAGGAACTTCTTCAAAGAAACATTGTCTCTGTATACCTTCTTCATCAAGCATTGTAAATTCTGGATTTGAATAAAGGTTATCTAGTGTAGTTCCTTTATCAAGAGTTACACCATAATCTAAGATATAACTGTTAGAATTTATTAGATCTGGTTTGAATTTTTTCGTTACAAAAAGATCTAATTCATTAGATATGATAGATGAATCTAAATTATCAATTTCAGTTTTCAATAATGAAGATTTGAAGATAGAATTAAAGGTGTTCAAGTTATCTTGACAAAAATTTTCTATCTTTGTTTGTACCGATGTTTTTAAATTATTTACATTACTTATTGTTTTTGTTGGATCGTAGTAAACTTTTGAAATTAGTTTTATGTAATTGTAATCAACATCTACTATTTCTGGAGTTACAGTTAAAACACTAATTGGTTTTATTATTTGTTCTTTGACAAATTCTTTTTGTGCATCGGTAACTTCAAAACCCAATCTAGGTTTTGCTGCAATAAAAACTTTACCATAAATTGGTGGGTCATTTTCTTCACCACCCCAAACATTAACGGCTTCAAACTGTGGATATTTTTGTTGAATCAGTTTGATGTAATCGTTCTTTGTTACTGCTCTATTCTGAGAAGTAAATTGTAATGGAGCCGCAAATTTTATTTGATCTACAGTTTCTTTTTCTGATCCACCTGAAGCGGCTGAAACTGAAGAAACAATGAAATTGCTGTAAGTATTTACAGGCACAGTAGCAATAAAATTATTTGCTTTATTTGATGCACCACCACTTGTCACAAGATAATTTAGTGTTACTACTCCACCATCAGGAACTTTTTTACCTAAAATGTTATCACCAAAGTAAATTTCAAATTTACCATTTTGTCCTTCTTGTAAATAGTAAACTTCTGATTCAGCATCAACAGTCAAAACATCCGTATTCAAATTATAAACTGTAGAAGTTAAGTTTGAGGAAGATTGTCTTACAGTAACTTTTAGGGTTGACGTATCTACATTCGAATCAGGAATAACAAATAATTGTTTTGGATTTGTGTTATCATTTTGCGTAAAATTGTAATTTACTAAAGTACCTTCATAAATCGATATGTTTGAAAATACAAAATTGTTACCTGTTTTTGTTACAGTTGTATCTTCTAATGTTATAAAATTGTAAGATTTATTGTCAATTAAGTTGGAAAGGAAAATATATCCTTTTGGTAATGTTAAAGAACCAGGAGTTGCCGATAAAGAATTTACTGTAAAATTTATTTTTGCTACTGGTGCAGTAAATGATCTTGGTGTGTATCCATATCTCTTAGCATGAGAAACAACCGAGTTTCTTAACAGAGCAGAATCTAAAAATGCTTCATTTGCCAACATGTTCATGTAGTAGGCATTGTAGTGGGTGTTATATGCGAGTATGTCTAAAAGAACAGATAGACCCGCACCCTCAAAATCATAATCTGAAAATTCTGATTGTTGTTTTAGAAAAGTTTTTAAGTTTGATTTGATAGAATCAAAATCTAACTCTGTTACATTTAAGCGATCTGCCATTATCTTACTCTTTGTAGGAAGAATTGAATTGTTATTGGATTAGTTAAATTTACTATCAAAAATTCTAATTTTACACTATAACCATTATTGTCATAATCAGGTATAGCACTTACTTTAGATACCCTAACTCTAGGTTCAAAGTTTTCAATAGACTGTAATATTTCTCGTTCTAAACTAATTGCAGTTATGGAGTCCAAATTTTCAAACAACATAGCACGAATATTTGATCCAAAATCGGGATCAAAAGGTCGTTCATAGTGGTTTGTCAGTATGATATTTTTTATCGAATTAATGACAGCCTGTTCGTCAACATGTTTGTTTATGTCTTTACGCACAGGATGAATATTAAAAGACAAGTCCAAATCTTTGTACTGTCTTGCTGTTTTTGTTGTTACCGTAGCCATCTGTTATTTATTTGAGTATTAAACTGGTTTTTCTGGCCAAACCACATTTTGTGGAAATCCAGGCTGTTGTGGAACATCTCTCAATTGTTGTCTGTAAACTGCCCAAATTGTTTTTAATGCATCTGGTATATCATTTCCTTGAGACCAATCACTTTCTCTTAAATAGTTATCTCTTTCATTTCTAACAATACTGGCCATCATTTCATCTGGCCATTGCAGTCTATCAACCAACATTGGTAAACCATTTTCATCAGGAGTTATCTGTTTTCCTAATGATTGTTGTTCTAAAAGATCATGGTATCTTTCTTCTGTAATTTCTAAACAATCTTCTGGAATAAAAGAATTTACACCTTCAATAAAAAAACCTTTGTGTGATTTTGAATAAAAATATCTCATATTAAACTCTACCTATTGCAATCCAATGATAATAGTTGTCATTAGGTATACTAAAAATAGCATATGATGTTGTTCCGACACCATACACAGCCACACCAGTAGTGATGCCTCCAGTTGTGGTTGATTGTCTTACACCCAATGTTGAATAAACATAACTGAATGATACTGGAAAATTGACCTGATTTATACCACCACTACCTGATGGAGAATACGCTCTACCCCATTGTATAGTCACACCGCCAGGTAAAGTTTGATAACCACTACTCCAGTTACTTGAAGATGCTGATCTTGCGCCGGTAAATGTTGATTCGGTTACACCACCAGTAACAGAACCTGCTGAAGAAGCGTAACTCGCATTTTGTACATAATTTGAACCTATAGCATTTACAATATCAGATCCAGTAGCCTCAGACAAAGCACCACTACCAGATCCTTTAATTATGGCACCTGAAGTAAATGATGTTGCACCTGTACCACCATATGCAACACTCAGAGTTCCACCTAAAAGAAAAGTTCCAGATGTTGTTATTGGAGTGCCACTAAATGTTAAACCTGTTCCACCACCATTGATGGCAACAGAAGTAACTGTTCCCGTACCTTTAGAGTTTGCCGCAGAAAATGCCGCATTAGCATGAATAAATGCACTATTACTGTATGAACTGGCACTATTAGCTGCATCACGTACCCAAGCATCTGTTCCAACAGACGATGATAATGTATTTGCGAAATCATAAGCTGCATTGGCGTGAATTAAAGCTGCGTTAGCTATTAATCCAGAATATGATATTGAAAAAGAACTATTGGAATTTATTGTATTTGCAAAATTATAAATTGCATTTGCATAGTCTAAAATATCATAGCCTCTAACATCAACAGAAGCTGACTGTATTAAAGCATTTACTGTACCAATTTTAAAACTTGCATGTGAGGTATCGATATATGGTGATGCATCTGGTTCTGGTAGATAACCATCAAAGAATTTCCACATTCCATCAGTAGCATCACGGAACAAACCAGAATGTTTGTATGTTCCGTCATTATAATTACCTGCAAATCCTAAATCTGGATTAGACACAGTATTATTAGCATTAAGATAAATCATGTTATCTTCAAGGCTCAAACTTTGTGTATCAACAGTAATTACATTTCCTGCAATTGTTAAATTACCAGTAACATTCAGGTCACCTGATATTTCTCCACCAGTTAGAGATAATTTTCCATTGGCTGTGTTAAACGCTGCATTAGAATGATTTCTCGCATAGGTATCTGTAGCTGAGTTTGCGACATTAAAAGCTGCATTAGAATGTTCTCTAGCATATAAATCTATTGAAGATGTTGTTGCCGAGTTTGCAACATTGAAAGATGCATTTACTGTAGAGAATATTATATTTACAGTATCTAATACAGTATTTGAACTTTGATATGCAGAATTAGCATAACTAGATGCACTATTAGCTGCTTGACGCACCCATGTATCTACTGCATTATTAGCAGCATCAAAAGCTGATTGCGCTAGTGTATTTGCAGTATTGGCTTTATTAAAAGCACCATTGGCATATGAACTGGCACTATTAGCTGCTTGACGCACCCATGTATCTGTAGCATTATTAGCCGAATTGAAGGCAGCATTAGCATGTGTATATGCAGAAGTTACTTGTGATAGTGCCGAATTTGCTGTAGAAAATGCAGCAGTTGCTTTTGAATCAGACTGAGATGCAAGAGAATCAGATGCACTTGCTATAGATACAGCTGCATTTGCTTGTTGAAATGCTAATGCAGATGACAATCTAGCTTCCGCATCTTCAGCATTTAAAGAATTGCTTAAAGCTATATTTGCAGTATCACGTGCTAACTGTGAAGAATCAACGGCTGTTGTTGCAGCAGATAATGCTTGATTTGCAGTACTAAAGGCTGCACCAGCAGAATCAGAAGCTTCTGTTGCAGCAGATATAGCAGATGTTAATTGTGTTGATATTGTTGCAGGTGTTACTGTAGTTTGTGTATTTGCAAAGAAGTTTTCTATTTCTTCTTCTGTAGGAACAAATGAAGCCGCATTATTTAAATTGACTTTTAGAGTATCAGTACCAATATAATTATTGACCAAATAGTTTTCTGTATTACCAAATTTGGTTAATTTAGAAACCTCATAAAAATCTTCAACTACAGATTTTACTTGTTTAAAAAAGTTCCAATCAGATGTTCTTCTAGTGTAAATATATGTATTTACAGACTGTAAATTACTGATTATACTATTAACCTCTGTACTTGTAACTGAACTACCTGAAGTGCTAAGAGTTGAGTAACTGTTATATACTGAGTTACTATTTGCATATAGTTCATTACCAACGAAGATACTTGTAAAACTTCCTAATATTGGAGTTGTTGTTTTGTATGATTCTGTTGTATAGAGTATACGTGTAGCTTCAGCACCAACACTTACTGCACTCTGAAAATTTGGTATATTAGGTAAATCAGCAGCCTCTGAATCTGAAATACTTACAGTTAGACCTGAGATATTATCTGTATGATATTTGAATTCTGCAATTTGTATCAGTAAATTATTGGCAGTATTTGCTAAGGTTAATATTTCAGCAGTCGCCGATGGATAGTTATTAGCAACATCACCTAAACATAAATTTCTAATGTTAGTTGTATTTGCTAAAAGTCTGTTACATTGATCCAAAACTGGATTTTTGTAGTAGTTGCTTAGAACAACAGTTGAATTTGCAATATCTTTACGTTGCCATTCACTCAATCCAGTTGGTGAATTGTTCAACATATTTTGAGCTTCAGGACTCAAATAAAGTCCACTACCAAACTTGCTGGTATCAAAACTTAATGTCAGTCTATCTTTAATAAAAGCCATAGTTTATTGTTTCTGGAATGGTGTTCCAGTTGGTCCTTTTGGTGCTGGATGTTTGTGTATATTATAAATGTTTCTAATCAATTGCATTGTTCCTACAGAATCCCTAACATATGCTGAACCAACTATACCTGGTGCTTCAACTTTAACTGTTGCTGTAATTAGTCCTGCTGGCACCGGAGATTCCGAAGTAAATCCTGAATTAATTCCACCAAGTGTCTGTATGCCTAGGTAAGAGAACAGTTGTTTTCCT